TTACCTCTTTTTGGTCAACACTTACACTAAATGTGCAATTTGTAGAACACGAAAACGGAATATCCCTACCTTCAGGATAAGTTTCCGAAGCTGGTTCGTGATAATACAACATTATATTATTTCCCTGTACATTGTCTGCCATAACTACAAATTTAAGTATATATTCCTATTATCACCCCATCAATCCTTATTTGGTAAACTTTTGTATTAGGGAACACTGTTACAATCTTATACCATAAGTATTCTCCATCAAAAGGAACTGAACCATCTTCATCTTCATAAAATACATCACCATAATCAGGGTCAGTAATGCCATCTAATGTAAATAATTCAATTGTTGTTAAATTAGCTGCATAAGCCTCCGCACTTGTCAAATATCCATCAGACCTTAAATGTGCAACCGAAGGAACAAAAGGCGGTGTACTTGTTGAACTTATTATCTCGTAAATATTAGCTTCAACATTTTCGCTATTAATATCTAATAATGTTCCTTGAATAGTATCATTAAACAAATCAATTGTAGTATTACCAACCATATACTGCTTATTAGCAACACTTATTTGTGCTGGGTCAGTATCAGTTGCTTTTATTCTCATTGCACCGCTAAATCTACCTTCATCCGTATTCATACCCATAAAAGTAGAATCAATATTAATTACATTCTTATTTAAATTATTAGAATACTGCCTAATGACTAATTGGCTTAATGAACGATACTTATCCGATAAATATTCGTAACGATACCAATTCTTTAAATTTAAACCATCTGCATCTGCTAAAAATCCTTTATAAGAATAGTACCCATTGTAGGAATCGTTAAATCCTAAATCTAAATCTGCATTATAAACATATTCATCCGAATTACTTAATGAAACAATACATTGATAAGATTGAAAAGCAGGTTGTATAGTAAATGAAAAATTATTTACTTCGTTTGCTTCTACTGTTGATTTCCAATATGTTGAAGCAGGTTTTGCTAATATATATTCAAAATATATTGTTCCCGATTCGGGTGCAGGTGGCAATATTAAACTTAATTCAGTTAATGTTACTTCTGCATCGTATGGCTCAAAATAATAACTTGAACCGCCAAACTCCCACTTTTTATTGTTATCTATGCTATAAAAACCTGCTGGTGTTTGTAATTGAATTCTTAATATAAAGAAAGCATCAGGAACAGTTGCACCAACTGCTACAAGATTTGAATTAAAAGAAATTTGTACCACTTCATTAAAACCAATATTAGGGAAATAATTAGGTTTTATAGATGCGTGATATGGGGCTACAACATTTGTAATATCTATGTAATAATCATTTGATAATCTACTAGGATATGGTGCAACAAATATTAAACCACCATTCACTTGTTCAGTCCAAGCGTATGCGTGAAATAAACTACCTGAATAAATTACTTGCTTTAAATTTCCATTAGTAATATAGTTTGAAGGATATTCAATTTGTTTATCAAATTGCACTTTGTTATATCCTTTTCTTAATAGTTTCATTTGGCTATTATCAACAAAGAATAAACCTGTTTCATTACCACTATAACCATCTATTAAACCATTAAAACTTGTAGTTCCTGAATCTACAACCAACCCAGCATTACTATATTCAGTAAACCAATATGTTTCTTGTGCAAATTGTGAAACTGCAATTATTTGCCATTTCCCTTGTGCTTGAAATAATCTTGCACCAAATCCTTTTACTATTTTAGTTAAAACTGCCAAACAATTATCAACTTGATAATCATTAGTAATAAATAAAGCAAAGTTTAAAAATGATTGCTTTAATGGGTCAGCCCAACTTAATGTTGACCTATTATACATTCCATCTGCATAATAACTTATTCCTGTTATAACATTTAAGTTAGTAGGAAAATCAATTGCGTTTAATGAGTTTAATATGTAAAATAAACAATCATTAAAATCACTCAAAACATAATCTTCTGCTAATGGGTATTTAATCTTTTCTAATATACCCAAACCATCTACTGCATTAAAAGATAATTCTTTTCTACCTGTTGTAAATGCAAACTGAACGCTATCACTTAATGCCCACCCTTGCCATTCTAAAGTTTCATCATAGTAAAGTTTACATAAATACTTTCTATCGTTTAATGTTGTTAGATTTGGCATATTTTCAATGTCATCCGTAACATCAACACCTATACTTAATTGACTTGCATAAATAGGCTCAAAAATATCATCACTTCTTGGGATATATTGCAACTGAATTGTAGTTGCAGGATATTCAATTAAATCTCCAGCATATCCATCTTCTAACATATACAATGTTGAAATACTACCACTTTTGGTAGCCATTGTAATTTTATATTTATTTACGTATGCCATTAAATTCCCCTTCTTAAGTTAAGTGAATAATTAGACCTTTGTAATGCTAAAACTAAATCATTTCCTTTTAATACAAATGAACCTCCGTTTGACATTCCACCACCACCACTCATTGCACCTGCATTAAATGTAGTATTTAAAAATCCACTTAATTTACTTAATGGGATAATAGCTTCAGGACCAGCTTCACCAACCATTCCGATATGTGGTTTATTAACAATACCACCTTCTGCATATTTAGGAATCATTAATATTCTACCAGCAGAACCAGCAACATTAGAAGCAGCAATCCCAACTTCACTACCACCACCTGTTAAGGCAGCCATAATTGCTCTAAATATCAATGTTTGAATTACCATTGCAACTAATTGTTCGGTAATTTTTGCTAACATATCCAAAAATGCCTTACCAAAACTGTCGCCTTTTTGCATTGCATCGTAAACACCTTGTAAAGCATTCACTACACTTCCTGAAAGTTGTTTAGCAAAAGATTCGTAGGATTTTTGTTGGTCTTCTAATACTTTTTTATTTTCTTCCCCACTCTTTCTCGCTAAATCCATTTTAAATTTATAATATTTAGAAAGCCAATTCAAATGTTGTTGATGGCTTTTCTCCATATCTTTAATGGTAGTATCTTCCTTAACTGCTTCCATTGTATCTTGACCTGATAATACTGACCTTTTTTTAATTGCAGTTACATAGTCAAATTCTTTTTCAATCTTTGGTTTACTTCCACCTTTACCATCAGTAGTTTCAAATCCTACTAAAGCTAATTGTATATCTCTACCAGCTTTTAACGCTGCTGGTAATTTAGCTTTGGCATTTTCAATTAAAGCATCATAATTATCATTTGTTCTTTTTCTAACAGCTTCTAAATTATACATTGGAACACCATCTGCACCAAATTCCTGCTTTATATTTGCTAATGCTTTTGCTCTTTCTCCTTCTAATTCATTTATTTGAGTATAAATTTTCTTTAATACATCTGCATTATTTTTTTCTTTTCCTTGATATTCTTGTTGTTTTGATGCACGATTAATAGCAAAATTTATATATTCAGTACTTGTTTTAATAGTTAAATCCTGAATTTCTTTACTATCTTTATAAATATCTTTTAAATATTTTAATGCTGTTTTTCTATCTTCTAATTCTACTTTATCCGAACCAATTATTGAAGCATATCCCATTGCAATTGTACGATTTGCTTGTACTCCACCAACTATTGCATAAACATCTTCTTTTAATTTTTTAAGTTCCTCTCTAAATTCTTTTAGTTTTTCAGTAGGAGTTTCAAACATTTCACTAATCTGCTTACTAAAAGTAACTGCTAAAGAACTGATTAAACCAATTGCAACACCAACTCCTGCTGGACCTGCCAATCCACCAACCATTGCTTCTAATGCCTTTTTTGTTCCACCTTCAGTTTTAGCTAATCGTTGGAACGATTCAATCATAGGATTCAAGTTATTTGCAACACCTTGTATTCCGTATGGTGCATCTTGAGCAATCCTTGAGAAGTTTATAAGTGATTGAGATGCATCACCCATTGGCTTACCAGCCTTTTGCATATTCATCTCAAGATTGCTGATTGTTCCATTTAAAGTTTTAATCTCACCATTGAGCATATTAATCTCAATAGTATTAGTAGATTTCTTTAACTGTGCTTCAAATTGCCTTAATAGATTTTGTGATTTTTGCAATTCAGCTTGCATCTCACTAATATCCATCCCAATCCTGACATCAAAACCAACATTCTCTGCCATAATATTTTAATTTACTCCGTATAACTTTAAAGTCCTTGCTAATTGGTCGTTAGTCAACATTATCTTTTCCTCTTGTACTTCTAAATCATCAATCGCTGGTATATGCCAAAAAGCCTTTATACTTTTGGGTGATTTTTCAGTAGTGTTACTTAAATATACAATATAGGCAAGGTTTCTAGTCCTTGCCCATTCGTTTAACTCTTGTTTTTCTTTACCCATTACGATAATAGAAAAGTCTTTCCAAGTCATATCCCAAAACTCATTGGGTCTTATATTGCATTCAGCAGCTTTCACTAAAATATCATCCCACCCTAACTTTACTAGGCTTTTTTTTTTCATCTTTAGGTGTTCCTTGTACTGCTATAACTGTATGTTCTACAATATACTTTAAGTACAAAAGGATTTGTCCTTCAGGGTTAAAAATTCCGCCTATTTCATCAATCCAATCGCAAACATCATCTTCAGTAAATTCAACTTCTTGTTTGTTAGTAATACATCCTGATTTATATCCGATGTATAATAGTTTTACAATGTTATCCAAGTCGTATTGGTTACTACCTAAAAACTCAAAGTACTTATCTATTGTTATGTCTTTTGCTTTGCAAAATTCCCTCATTGACCAAGTACCCCATTTTAATTGAATTGTTTTGTTGTTTAGTTTTAATTCAAACATAGGTTTATGCAGTTTCAGTTTGTGTTAATGGTGGCAATGTTACTACGAAAGTTGCAGTAAATTTAACATCATCTTTATCAGCAGCGTTTACTTCAAAATCGCTAATAAACACTTGACCTGAATAAACAATATCACCTGCGGTTGGAGTTGCTTTACCCATCTTCATATTGAAGGCAGTTTTAGCAGCGTGAGCAGCATACAATTGTTGATAAGAATCCTTACTTGGAGTTCCTGTTTCATCAATTGCAAATCCTTCGCCTTTGAATGATTGAGTAAATGAAGGACCAGCTTGATATTGGTCTCCACATTTAGAAGTTGCATCAATAGTGTTTACTGTTGATGTCATTGAGTTAGTTGTAAGACAAGCGACTGCTTTAAATGTTGCGTCTCCGTCTATGTCAGCGGTAAGAATATAATCTCTTGCTGATACTTTAGTTTCTGCCATTTTATTTTAATTTTGAGTTATTATTAAATTATAAGTTATTATCGTTCGCCATATGTTATCCGAAGGGTTTAAACCATCTAAATTTCTAATTGCACCCACCACCAAACTTGTAGCATAAAACCCATTTGTTAAGGTTATGTCCGTGTCGGAATTGATTGCAGCTAGTATTAAATTGCTTATCGTTTCGGCTCTTTTATATCCAAAGTTACTATTTTTTATTACAATGTCAACATCAATGGTAACTGCATTGGTGTAACTGATTTTACCTTGTTCCTGTGCCGATGCCCTTCCGTTCATAATCACATATTCATTCACTCCGTTATCAGGAGCATAACCATCGTAAACAGGCAATCCGCTTGAACTTGTCAAGTTGGTATAAAACCATTTTTTTATTTCTATATTAGGATTTAACATTCTTTATTACGTTTTGTATGTTTTTTCTCAAAACAGGTATTTCACTTTCAAAGGCAGGTATTAAGTAAGGTCTTGGTCGTAGGTTTATTTTTCTTATTCCTTTACCCTTAAATTGGATTGCAAAATCCTCATATCCAGCAGGAACGCTAACTGTACCACCTGTTCCAAATTCTACATAAGGTGCGTATTTTAAACGACTTCCAACTGTGTACATTATCTTGTCGCCTGTATTAATTTCCTTTAATTGTATTGAATTTCTTAAAATACCATTATCTACTTTAACATCCCTTCTTGCTTTGCTTTGAATAGCCAATGCAGATGCGTTAACCTCTAAAGCAACCTCTTTAGCAATTTCAGGTGCTAATTTGCCTATTCTTTTAATTAGAGCATCTAATCCTTCAATTTTAAATGAAATGTTATCTGCCATTAGAAATACATTAATATTTCATAATATCTAAATTGGTTTTCTACATCCTTCAAAGAATGAATAACATAAGTTTCGCCTTCTGCTTCTATTTTGTAGTTATTTGTGATTGTTACATCATAACGGATAAATAGCTTTGCAGCCCTTGTATATGTTATTTGTGCATCCATTAATTTCCTGCTTTCATCCATAGGTCTAAAATCCCCAAATACGACCTCTTGTAAGGCATAGGTAGTTGTGTACCCACCTTGCCCATCAGCGGTGATTGTAGGCACATATAAGCCTATTTCCGAGTACATTGTGTTGGCATCAACATAGTTTGCCTTTTTGCTTCCTATCCTCATAATATTGGGCTTATTCTTGTCCAACGCTGACACGCTTTCCAAGTCTTTTCACAAATACCTGTATCACTATCCAATCCTCTATTTTCGTAATCGTAACTAACTTGGTCTAAAATAGCAATCTTTAAATCGTTCGGAATGGTTGCGTAACCTACCACATAAGTTGCCTTTAGGTTTTGGAATTGCGGTCTTTGTAATTGTGGGAACTTACCACCTACTAAAGTGTAATCAGCAGCAACAATAGTATCTCCGTTTTGGTCTATTAAAGATGTAAAACTATTCATCGGACCATAAGGAAGCTGGAAGTTACCATCCCAATTTGTAAACCATACAACCGCAGTTTTAGGTATTAAACTCAATCCTGTACCTACTTCAACCGCTTCCCTTGCTTGTTTAATCATCAAGGTAATTTGGTTATCATCAACATTTGTAGTAACCCTACAATACAATTTTGCCTCTGCTAATGTAACAGGTTCAACCACAGGAGCAGTTTCCGTTAAAGTAAAATCTATGATAAAATTAGAATATGCCATACATCTTTTTTACAAATTTACAATAAATATAATAAAAAACCCCACCGATTAAGATGGGGTCTTTATTATCTATGTTAGATTAAATTAAACATTACCCAAATCAGCATAGATTGCTGCGGTTGGTTGCATTAAGTTAATATCTTCATAACACTCAATTCTCGCAGTAACCATATTTTGTTGGAAATTAGATGCGTTCTCATAAGAGAATTCAATAGCTAATCCTTCAACTTCAATACGCTCTACGAAGCTAT